AAAATTGGGTTCAAAACAAGATACGGCTTACAAGCAAACCCATTTGCTGAAGCAGGCGTATCTGACAATGCTGTAATCAACGGTGCTGGTAATGCCAACGCTAACAGATACTACAGAAGAGTCAAAGTAGCGAACTTAATGTAATCTTAATTGATTTATTTAAAAAAGGCCGCCCTAAAAAAGCGGCCTTTTTTTATGCAATAAATAAAGTACAACTATGAAGAAAATACTACTACAATACCTATACATATTCATTATAACACTCATAATGTTACTTGTTTTTACTTGGTCAAATGCTTGTGAAGAAGAAAAAGTAAAAACACAAGATTTACCAATATGTGAAGAATATCAAGTATCTACTGAAGAAAACCCTTGTAAAAAAGACGAAGTAAGTATGAGTACAATAGTGGATGCTTTAGAGAAACTAGGTGAGTCTGGAACACTACCGAAATAACATATAAATAATAATATGACAACTATAAACTCATACGGCAGACAACCAACATCACAGGATTATGCCAGTCCTACACAGTTTAAATTTAATGTACTCAAACTACCAAAGGTAGAATATTTTTGTACAGCAGTTAACATACCTGGTATTACACTAGGTGGTAATATGTCACAACAAACACCATTTAAAGATATACCATTACCTGGTGATAAGTTGACATATGAGCCTTTAAGTATGACTTTTTTAGTAGATGAAAATTTAGAAAACTTCCAAGAAATACACGGTTGGTTAGTTGGTCTAGGTTTTCCACGTGACTATTCAGAATTTAGAGATTTAATTTCAGCTGGTAATGATAGATTTCCAGCCAAAAATCAGTCTGTTAGTACAGAAATTGGTAAAGTAAAATATGGTTCACCGAATGTTGGTGGAACATATTCAGATGCTACACTAACTGTATTAACAAGTAAGAACAATCCACAAGTAGAAGTACGATTTAGAAACGTGTTTCCTACTTCTTTGACAGGACTAGACTATAACCAACAGGCCACAGATGTTGAATATCTAACAGCAACTGTGTCTTTTAATTATGAAATATATGACTTTGCTACTGTAGGATCCTCTACAACTAGCGTTACAACCTCGTAGAAGCTTGATTTTTTAAAGCTTTTGTGATATTATGGAGATATTATGGATTTGGAAAAACTACAAGAACAGGCCGATAAAGACCTTAAAATAAATGATACTGAACTAGATTTAGAGTCATTAAAAACACCACAATTACACAACCAGTATATGAAACACTTAACAAAGTATAAGTTAATGTTAAGTCGTGCTGAAACTGAATATAGTGTAATGAAAAAAGATAAGTGGGAATATTATACAGGAAAAGCTGATGCTTCTGTGTATGCTGAAAAACCTTTTGATTTAAAAATATTAAGAACTGATATAGACAAATATTTGGATTCAGATGAAGATTTACAAAAACAAAAACAAAAAGTTGATTATCTTTCTACAACAGTTGATTTTTTAGATAGAACAATTAGACAAATAGGTAATAGAGGTTTTACTATTAAGAACGCCATAGACTGGAGAAAGTTTACCAGTGGAGCTATATAAATAAAATACAGATAATGAAAGTGAGTTAATCATATGCAAACGAGCAACAAGTATATGTACTATAAAAGTGCCATTCCTGAAAAGAAATGTAAGGAAATAATATCTTTAGGCCTATCTAAAATGGTCGTTGATGAAAAGAAAGGTATTTCAAAAAATGCCTCTACATTTGATGGTAAGGAAAAAGGTGGTGTTGATAGTAAAGGTAAAAAAACATCATCTAAAGTAATGATTGGTGGTGCCAATAAACAGACATTAAAGAAAAAAGGTATTGATGTAAGTAAAGCTTACGTAAGAGATAGTCATATTTCTTGGTTAAATGAAAGATGGTTATACGATTTATTTCATCCATATGTACATCACGCTAATAGACAAGCAGGTTGGATGTGGGATTGGGATTTTTCAGAGTCTTTTCAATTTACAGTTTATCACGGACATAAATCAAAAGGTCAATTTTATGGTTGGCACGCTGACGGTCAATCAGATTGGCCAGGTGCTTATAAACCAGCAATTAAAGTAGGTGAAACAAAAGACAAAAAACCTATATTTAAACACGTTGAAAGAAATGAAGATGGTACAATTAAATTAGATGGTAAAGGAAATCCTGTGCCTTCTACAAAAGATGCGCCTTTAAGACCAAACGGAATGCTAGCACCAGGTTTTACAGATAATCAAAATATGTGGGATAAGATTAGAAAAATAAGTATGACAGTAAATCTTACAAATCCAAAAAACTATGCTGGTGGTAATTTAAAGTTTGATTTTGGACATCACAATGCTAAAAGATTTCACGTGTGCCAGGAGATAAGACCAACAGGTTCTATTATAATCTTTCCGTCTTATACTCATCATTGTGTAACACCAGTAACAAGAGGAACAAGGTATTCATTAGTGTTATGGTCATTAGGAAAGCCTTGGAGATAATATGCCTAAAAAACAATCAATAAAAGATACAGCGAAATTTTACAAAGATCACAAGTATGTTGTGATTAGAAACTTTATATCTAAAGAACAGGCCGCTTTTATTTACAATTATGGTATGATAAGAGCTAGACGAGCCTCTACAATGATAAACAGTAAATGGCCTGATTATAGGGAAGATGTTGATGGCACATATACAGATCAACAAGTACCAGGTACTTATTCTTGTTATGCTGATCCTGTAATGGAAACTTTACTATTACAAGGCCTACAAGGTATGAGAGAAATTACAGGCCTTAATTTGGCACCAACATATTCGTATTGGAGATTATATAAACAAGGTGATGTTTTAAAAAGACATAAAGATAGGCCTAGTTGTGAAGTATCTACAACACTATGTTTAGGTTATAATAATGAAAATTTAAAAGGTAAAAAGAAAGATTGGGAAAAATATAATTGGCCAATGTGGGTTGATGAAACAGGTGGTTTTGGTAATAAAGGTGTGCCAATTCATATGGAACCAGGTGATATGATTGTCTATAGAGGTTGTATAGTAGAACATTGGAGAGAACCATTTATTGGTAATAATCACGCTCAAGTATTTTTACATTATAATGATGTTGATGGTCCTTATGGCACAAACTGTGTATATGATGGAAGACATCATTTAGGTTTACCACCAGCATTTAAGGATCCTAAAAAGATGCAAGCGATGGCCAAGGCAGACGCTGAATTGAACAAAAAACGTTCATCTAAAAAATAGATATATACCTTTATATTATGTTTTTAAAGAATACATACTTTGTAAAGGAGCGGGCTTTTTCAAAATCTTTTTGTGAAAATATTATAAAAATATTTCAAAATAAAAAACTAGAAAAAGCTAAAATAACTAGTGGTACTCAATCAAATAGAAACTCAAAAGTTTCTTTTATTAAAGATAAAGGTATTGAAACAAAAATAACTAAAGTAATAAATCAAATAAATGAAACAGCTGAATGGAATTTTTTATTAAGAGAATTTGAACCATTACAATATACAGTTTATAACAAAGATGATTTTTATGACTGGCACATTGATAGTCGTTTAAAACCGTATGATAATGGTTTAATTAGAAAATTAAGTTTTACTATTTGTTTAAATAACGATTATGATGGTGGTTTGTTTGAGTTATGTTCTCCACATCCTGACAGTAAAAAAAATAAGTTATCACACCAATTTTTAAAACAAGGTGATATAATAGTTTTTCCCTCTCACATATGGCATAAAGTTCACACAGTAACATCTGGTGTCAGAAAAACTTTAGTGGGTTGGATAATAGGAAAACCATTTGTATGACAACAACAAGATATATTATCATAGATAAAAAAGATGAAGTCTATTTAAAGATAGAGGCTGACGCTGATATTAGACGAGAACTTGGTGAATACTTTACATTTGAAGTGCCAGGTTTTAAGTTTATGCCACAATATAGAAATAGAGTTTGGGACGGTAAAATAAGATTATTCAGTTATGCCACAGGACAAATATATGCTGGCCTTTACCCCTACATTATTAATTGGTGTAAAGAAAATGATGTACAAGTGGTTGATGGTACTAAAATTAAAGATACAAACGTTGAAGATAAAAAGATAGATCAGTTTATAAAGGCTTTAAAAATACCAAAAATAGAAGTAAGAGATTATCAAAAAGAAGCATTTGTACATTCCGTAAAAAAGAATAGATGTTTACTAGTTTCGCCGACGGCATCTGGTAAGTCACTTATTATTTACTTAATGTTAATCTTTAATTTACTTCGATTAAAAGATACTAAACAA